GATGCCCGCGGTGGCGCTCGCGTATGCCGGGAACGTCACCGGCCCGAACTCCATGACCTGGACTTCCTTGATGGTGCGCTCGGGCAGCGCCTTCGGGTTGGTCGCGCTCGCGCGCGGCTCCATCGAGACCTCCTCCTTCATGACGCGGAAGCGGAAGGAGGAGCCGTACTGTCCGGCCTTCAAGCCGGGGATCAGGTCGCGCACGTAGGAGGTGTCGAACAGCGGCACCGTGTAGAACGCCCCGGTCGAGTCCTCACGCACGTCCGCGATCGAGCCGAGCACCTTGTTGCCGATCGACGGGTCGCGTCCGTGCTGGAAGAGCACGCGCATCGAGTCGCGCTGCTCCCTGAAGGTCTTCTTGAACGAGCCGGGGGAGATGCGCTCCATGAAGTTGCCCTCGAAGAAGGAGTCGATCTCCGTCCACTCGTTGAAGACGGAGAAGTGTCCCTCCATGGTCGGCTGCGAGTCGCCTCCGCCGTCGCCGTCTCCTCCGTCGCCTCCGTCGCCCTCGCGGATCTCGATGCCCGGCGCGAGCGCGCGCACGAGTCCGTCTCGAGGGAACGGATCCGTCTTGCGGTCTGGTTCCTGCTCTGTCACTGCCATCGCGTCGCTCCCGGTTCGTTTGCTAGTTCGCGTTCGCGTTCGCGTCTGACGGTACGCCGTTGCTCGAGCCGTTGGCGTCGGCCGTCGTTCCCGGCGGCATGAGCTGGACGCTGAACAGCCCCGTGTGCTCGAGGAGCGTCAAGTCGCCCGCCTCGACCGCGGCCACGACCGACTGGGCGGTGTATCCCGCGTCGGTCAGCTGCCTGATCGCGATCGACTTCGTCTGGATGATCTCCGCGGCGTCCTTCTCGTCCTCGCGCAGGAAGGGGATGTGCCGTGCGTCGTACCAGAGCCGTGCTCCAGGCGGCATCGTCCGCACGAGCTTCTGCGTCGAGCCGGCCATGTTCTGCCAGAGGTGGTGCATCGTGCCGTCGGCGAAGCGCCTGCGCGCCTGCCCGTAGTTGGAATAGGTGGCCGCCTGCAGCCCCTCGGAGAGTCCGACGATCACGGGCGGGACGCCGGCCGCAGCAGCGATCCTCGTCTCGCCCGCGCCCTGCGTCGCCTTGAAGTCGACCTGCCGGAAGTTCGCGCCGACGACCTCGGGCTTCATGCCCGCGCCGAGGAACAGGGTCTTGTAGCGGTTCTCGAGGCCCTCCTCCTGCTCGCGGAAGAGTCGCACCCACGCCTCGAAGTCCTCGCGCTTGATCGCGGCGTCCATGCTCACGACCATGTTCGGCGTCGCGCCCTGCTCGAAGAACTTGAGCTTGTGCCGCGTGGTCGCCTTGTCCGCCATCACCTCGTCCACGATCGGCTGGAGCCAGCTCATCCCGCGGAACCACGCAGACGGGTCGGGCACGGGGGCGAAGTGCGCGACCTGGTTGGCCAGGAGCGGCACGGAGTCCTTCCCCGAGCCGGGGCCTCCGGGCTGGTAGATGTAGCCGAGCACGCGCGCGTCCAGGTCGCCGAGCTCCACGTCCCGATCAGTCGGACTCCCGACGACGATCGACACCCAATCCGGTCGCAGCCGGCGGATCTCGGCCTGGCGGACGGTCGCGAAGTGGTTGCCTGACAGGTCGGCGTCGGTGATCATCCTGCTCAGCCAGTCGCCGGTCGTCGCGCCCTCCCACGGCGTCTCGAACAGCGCCAGGTCGCGGTTGCCGAACAGCTTGCCAGGCTGACCCTGGTTCATCTGCTGGAACTGGAAGCGCGCCTGGCTGAACAACGCGAAGCGCGCGAGCATGCACGCGAACACGACGCCGTTGCGCTTGTACGCACCCTGGACGAACCCCTCGAAGTCGCGACCGATCTGCTCCTCCGCGCCGCCCAGCGTCTGACTGCCGAGCAGCTGGTAGAGGTTGCCCTGGTAGTTGAACAGCGCCGCGTAGTCGTCGAGCGACAGCGGGATGTCGCGCTCGCCCATCAGGCGGCGGAGTAGGTTCACGACGACCTCCCTCTGTCAGCTCGAGCGGGCGGGGGTGTTACTTGTCGTCCGTCGGGCCGATCGGCACGGACGGGTGGAGCCAGATGCCGGCGATGACCAGGGTCAGGCCGAGCACGCCCGTGACGGCGTCCTGCTGGGACTGGCTGAGCTCGACGCCGAACGCCGCGAGCAGCGCGTAGAACACGCCGGCCGCGCCGACGATCACCGTCCACGTCGCGAGGATCTTGGCACCCATCACGCCTCCTTGTCGAACCTGTCGAAGTCGATCAGCAGAGCGCTTGCCGAGAGCACGAGTCCGGCGAAGACGAGCGAGAGCGGCCAGTAGATGGCCGCCAGGCCGACGGTGAACAGCGCGCAGCCGACCGCGAGTGAGAGCAGGCGCAGCCCGACGTTGCTCACGGCCGCCTGCCCAGGTGGAACAGGCCGCAGTGCGCGCACCTGTACGCGCGCAGCTTGCGATGAGCTCCGTGGCGTCGAGCGACGCGCTTGGCCCTTCCCTTGTTCGAGAACGCGACCTTGCCGCGGCACTGACGATCCTCGTCGTCCACGAACGTGTTGGTGATCTCGGTCACAGCTGCGGCACCCCGAACACGGCGGCCGTCAGCTGGCCGAGCACCCAGCCCAGGACGAGCCACGCCCACGCGGGCATCAGGCGAACACCGCCATCGGCTCGATCGACTCGTCGGGCAGCTCGTGCGTCGCCCCCCAGCAGCCCATGACGCAGGCCGCCAGCGCGTCGATCGGTCGCTCGCTCTTGATCTTGGACACCTTCCACCCCCGCTCCGTCTTGACTCCCGCGGCCGCCTGGACGTGCGCTCGCAGGACTCGATCGCCCGAGTGAAGGATGCGCGGCGTACGGCCCTCGTGGATGCGCCCGTAGAAGTCGTCCCAGCCCTCCTGCATCGGCGGCGACCCCTGGTGCATCTCGACGACCACCAGCCCGTCCTCCTCGGAGAGATCGGTGGCCTGTTGGTAGAAGTAGCGCTCGTCGTAGAACAGTCCGCGCACCTGGTACGTCGGGATCAACACGTCGCGGACGAAGTCTCGAGCGTCGTCGTTGTTCAGCCGGCCGCCGACCAGCACGTCGTGGGCGACCTCCGGGCGAGTGCTCCACACCCTCGAGCGCACGACCAGCTGCCCGAGGTCGTTCTCCCACACCCAGGCGATGGACGTCGTGTCTCGAGTCCGAGCGCCGTCTGCCGCCAGGGTGACCGTCGCGCCGTCCGGGATCGGTTCCCGGTCGCGACACTCGTCCCAGGCGTCGTCCGAGATCCAGCGGGCGGCTCCTCCGCCTCGCCGGTTCCCGTACAGCCTCAGCTTCGTCGGCGTGTCCTGCTTCGGGTCGGTCAGGTCGCGCCTGATCCGCTCCGGCGTTCGCCAGGGTGCCGGGTTGGCCAGGACGAAGGCGTCCACGTCGTCCACGGTCGCCTTCGCCGCGATCGCGTAGCGGAAGATGAGCAGGCCCGCCTCGAGGTTGCGGTGGACGGTCAGCCCCGGCCGGCGCTGCTCCACCTCCGTCGCAGGGTGGTTCTCGACGCGCTCCATCAGCCGCGCCAGCTCGTTGTCGTCGCCGTCGCCCTCCGTGCTCATGAAGATCACGAACGGGTCGGAGCGCCCGCCGCCGGCCGTCGTCAGCGCCTTCCAGTTCTCGACCTGCTTCGGCGTCTTCCAGGCGTGGAGCTCGTCGCAGAACACGACGTGCGGGTCGAGGGAGTGGTTGTTGTCGCCGTCTCCGGCGACGCGCATGATCGTGCCGCGGATCGAAGGACAGACGATCGTCGAAGTCGAGGGGACGAACATCTGGCGCAGGAGCCGCGACCCGTAGCGAGGGTCGTCCACGAACGATCGCGTCGTGTTGTACAGCTTGCCCGCCTGATCCTTCACGCCGGCCGCCTGGATGACGTCCGGCGCGTGCTCCCCGTCGGCCGGCGAGCCGAAGTACAGGCTCAGCACAGCGCCCGTCGTCGTCTTGCGGTTCTTGCGTGGGATCACGAGACCGACCGTCGTGAACAACCGTCGGCCCTCGTCGTCGCACGCAAGCCCCTCGTCCAGGATCTCGCGCTCGTGCTCCTCCAGCTCGTACGGATCGCCGAGCCGCGGCCCGTCCGCATCGACCTCGCCCAGCTGCGTGTACCGGCAGTAGGTGCGCGCGAACCTGGCCACGTGGTCGCCGGGCGACACGAGCTCGTAGCGCTCCGCCAGCTCCGGGTGGAGACGCGCCACCCTCGGCGACACGCCGATCAGCTTCGC